CGCTCTGAGTCTGGGCAGGTGCCGCAGGCTGAGGAGTAGGTTTTGCGGGAGCTGGCTTTGCTGGCGCAGCAGGAACAGGTTTAGAAACTGAAGCGGCTACTTGAGCTCCACTTGGAACTCCTGCTGCAAACAATGAAGTTAAAAACTTCTGCGTATTTTCAGACAGGTTTACGCTAACCTCAACAGAAATTTTAATGGTTTCCATTTTCGTAATTTTTAATGAAGTTATCTAAATAGTTAATAAACTCGTTTACTGTCATATCTGGTACGTTTGAGAGTTTTTGGTGGATAAGCTCATTATTCTTATATATAGATACGTACACGCCTTTATAATTCAGCTTTACTTTATATTCGCCTTTCAGCATTGTTAGGCATCCATCTTCAGATGAACCTTTCCAAGTATTTGCTGAAAACAAATCAGTTACTAACACGCCAATATGATTGGCCAATCGCTCTAACTGTATAACATCCAAATTGGCTTCGCCCTTTAACACGCGGTCAAATGCCTGTTTCGGATATTTAACAGTAGGAAATAACACTTTAGCTAAATCTTCCGTATTTAGCTTGTAGTGCTCAATTACATTACCTATATTAAATTGTTCCATATTTTGGTGAATTTTATTATCTTATTTTCGATATGCAAATATACAAACTATTCTCGAAAGAAAAAAATTTTTCCATTATTTTTTGAGAATTTATTTGTTAAAAATAATTAAACAGCAATTTTAGTGCGACTTTGAAATTGCTGTAAACAAAGAAACAATAAAAACAATGCCTCTATATATTTCAAACTTAATTTCTTAATTTCCGATTAACATTAAGGTTAATAAGAAATATCAGCTTTTAATATGAAAAGATTTAATGAAATTATTGTTTCTTTGTTTACAGCATATATAAGTAATTGATTTTGAGCACTTTAGGCATAAACAATGACTTGTTTATATTGTTTCTATTGTTTACCACTTATGCTTATATAATCCACGTTAACTATAGAGGTGGCTGGATTTTGGCTTATGACATCTACTTGCCTACTTTTTACTTTATTGGTTTTCCATAAAAATCCCAAAAAGCGCTTATGCTTCACTGTTTCTACTATTTTAAGTGACTCCCTGTTAGATATTTGCAACTCCACAGTGTCTCTTTTTAGGTCAACACATCCTGCCACATCAGTCCATTTTGATTTGTAATTAAAGCATTTAAGTGTATCAACTGTATTCGTCGTAGTATCAATTCTTATGGAGTCGCTCAGCTTTGCAGAAAGTAAGTTTATTGTTTCTGTCTGAGACGATATAACTCTTTGTAAGTCTGATTTGCTTACTTTAAGCTGCTCAATTAGTTTCAAATCCTGCTTTCTGTATTTCTTATATTCAGAAAGTGAAAGCTGAAGCTCTGTTACTTTAGCAGCATTAAGGCTATCAGATACTTTATAGAGCTGGCTTTGTGCCATTATAGACTCTTTTTCTGAAAGCAATACTTCCTGATTGCTTTTAAGCCTACTGTTTTCTTCTTTTAGGTTTTTAATCCTAATTCCTGCTATTACTATAAGTAGAATAGCAACAGCAATTATTCCTATTTTTATGATTATCTTTTTCATGCTCAATTTATTCTCGCTAATTCTCGCATAATCTTTGAGTTTTATTTGTTATTATTCATATTTAATATAAAAACCATTCTCGTAATAATTTCTTATACACGAGAATGGTTTTTATGTACTTCAGAGGTCTTTATACTCGTACTTAGCATCAAAGCTGGGGCATGCCTTAGCTGCAAATTCTCTGTGTCCATGAATAGTAGCATTTGGGTATTTTACCTTTAAGCTTTTCAGCAATTCGAGTAAAGATTGCTTTTGAGCCTCAGTGCGTGTATCTTTAGGAGTTTTACCGTCTTTAGCAACGCCTCCTACATAGCATACTCCTATAGAGTTTGCATTTTGACCTGAGCAGTGGGCTCCAACTACACTTTCATCTCTGCCTTTATGAACAGAGCCATCGAGCTCAATCACATAATGATAACCAATATCTTTCCAATGATTACCATTCATATGCCAATCTCGTATGGTCTCAGTTTTAACATCTCGTCCTTCAGGAGTAGCAGAGCAATGGACTATGATTTTATTTATCTTTCTCATTTAATGCTAGCAATTGACTTATTTTGTCTAATATCTCATGACCTTGTTCGGCAGTGGTAGCTCGCACAATCTGCTTAACTATATCAGGTACTTCTGCAGCATGAGCTTTTTTACGTTTGCTATTTTCAACCACAGATTTACCCTCGATATATATAACTGCAACAGTACATAGAATTGTGGCAAATGGAATTATATAGAATGATAATAAGCTTCCAAGTATATCAAACATAAGAGCAAAAAGCATTAGCCTTACATAATCGCCGATTTTTGTAATTGTTCTACGAAATCCATGCGACATCAATGCTTGGCCAAGTGCTTTTGCTGTCGTTGTTCCACTCCAGAAGTCTACGATACTGCTTAGTATCATGAAAATCCAGCAGATTAGAATAATGCCAACTCTAATAGCTATGAAAAACATCAGTCCGTCAAAGTTCTTGGCTTCAATCAGTTCTAACATACTATACGAATTTTTCCCAGTCCAACTTGATTGCTTTTCCGATTGCGTCAGCAGTCCATCTGCAGAAAATCATGCCATCATACCCATCTGGGTCATTGGCTACTTTATGAGCATACCTTAAGCATGCAGCCTCATCTTTCAGAGGATCTGGATAGAAATCTGCATAAGCCATGTTAGCCGCATAGGTAACATCACCTGTTGTCACTTTGCCAGGAATGCTCAATCCTAAGCTTTCCATAGACTTTTTGACTTGGCTTGCAGTCCAAGAATGCTGTTGACCATTAGCATTTACCATCATTTTACTTACGTGCTCTGCAAGAGCATCTGTAAAGTGATAGCCGTGCTTTTTGACATACTCAGAATATCCTTTAGCAGACATAAGAGCATTCGCTGTTTGCTCGTAAGGTAAATCGAATTTGACCTTATGCTCACCATGAGGAGTAGCTATTCTGCTTTCTACTACTACATCCTCTTCATCTTCGTGCTCCTTATCATGGTCGCACGTATGATGCTTTACTATGATACATTTTAATCTGTGTCCCATAACTTTTAGCTTTCAAATTTTTTGATGAAATTCTCCATCATTTCCTGCTGCTTTTTCATGAGTTCTTTCATTTCACCGATAGAACCTTCAATCTTGCCAAAGCGCTGCTCTGTTTCTTGCTTTTCCTTATACATAGGATTAAGTTCTGCGAGTAATGAAGGAGCTTTGTCAATGATGTTTTGAGCTTTAGAAGCAGAAGCCAAAACCTGTTCAGCATTTGCCTTTTGAGCTTCAACTTCGCTCGTCAATCCAGATTTTTTCTGTAACTTCTCCCATAATTTTGAAGAATTTAGAAATTTGTTAAACAATAAAGTTAATTATAATATTTCTGGCAAGAAATTATTTTCTAAATAATGCCACCAAAGTTATTGTTGTAAATACTGAACAATGCGTTTTTAAACTTCCGGAACGAAAAGTTTTTGCATCACACAATCGTCACGCCGTCCGCTCCGGTTAATTATTCTACCAATGCGGCGTTATTTACTATCACGTTGCCACTTTTTGCGGTTGGGCTTCCGCTATCCGTGCAATTGTTCAATTCAATACGGGCGTTCGTTCCGCACAAATACCCATATTTTGAACCGTTCAAAGATATACAATTTACGAACTTACCAAAATTTTCATCCGCCCCGGACTTATCGCCGGAAACGTAATAATTGTTTGTGTTGTTCTCGCAAATGCAACCAATCACGAATATTTGCGAACCTCTGCCGCCCTCCGCCGCCGTTGCGCTTCCAACTAATGCGATACCGTTATTAACCTGTTTACGGCAATAGGCGTTATATATCGTATCGTGGCAACCAAAAGCGGGCGTTAATCCGGCTTTTACGTTGTATTCAAACAATCCGCCAATAATGGTTGTTTCGCAACGTTCGTGGTCGCTATATCCGTCGTCGTTATTGTCGTGGCTCCAACAATCAATCATCGTTGCAACGGTATGTTTCGCCAATGCCGGGTCAGTCGTTGTGCTGTGTGCGTTGAACCCGTCCCCGGTACTCGAACCGCTAAACGCCCGTGCCGCTTCGCATCGTATCAATTCCACACCAATTGCCGCCGTCCACGACCACGCACCGCCGCCAAATGCGTATTTTGCTGCGCAATCAATCGCCCGTCCGCCGTGGCAAAGACTTAACGAAATTGAACCGTACCAACATTCAATATTAACCATTTCAAAAGCAACGGAACCGTCATTGCCGGAAATACCGGAACCGCCCGGAATGTAAACCGGGTTGGCGGCTAACGTTGTACCCTCTTTGATTTTGACGTACAACATTTGTGCGTCTGTATCATAAAAGAACGTGTAACCCTCGGACGTTTTCACGGCATCCAACGACGTAACACGGGTTATCTTTGTGCTATCACAACGGTACGTTTTCCCACGTTGTAACGGGTGGCGTTCGTTGTCCGGTATCAACGTACTTTCGTCGAATACCTCATGTTGGAACAATTGGAAATAGTCGGCGGCTGAAAAGGACGACAACGGGGTTTGGTAAACGTTCGTTGTACCCGCAACTAATGTTCCGCTATCAATTTTTGTTCCGCAAATGATACGGTTAACTAATCCACGTTTACCGATAAGACGGACGGAACGTTGGTTTGACTTGGTTTTGATATTCAAACGTTCGGTCGTGTCCCCTATCAATATAATTGTTGTATCAACGCCTGTTTTGGAAAATGCGGCGGCAAACGTCGCTAATGCGGCACTTTCCGTCGTGCCGGGGTTCGTGTCGTTTCCGTTGACCGCATCCACGTAAACAACGGCGGCGGGTGGTTTTTACAGTGTTCCACGCTT